ATTATTCAAATAATTTTGATAGTGTAATGAATTTAATTGTACTATAGATTTGTTAGTTGATATTCCTGTTTCTTGAACAATTTCAATGATATATTTTGTATATCCATAATTTCCAGAAACTGTGGATATTCCAGGTGACAGTGAAGTTGTTGTTATTTTTGAACTTTCAAATATTGAAAGATTTTTTGTAAGTGTATTATACCCAGCATAAGTATTGGTCAATAATTTTAAGTTTCCTTGTACAGTAACCCCTATACCAGTTAATGTGCTGTAAGTAAATTCTATATTTGATCCATTTGTATTAATTCCTATTGTTCCCAAATCTTTGTAAATTGCCTCTGTATATTTACTAACCAATAGTCCATTTGCAGTATTTACAAATGATGCTTCAAAAGAAGATTCTATATTGTTTGCAATAGATGAAATGCCAATAATCAATGTGCCAGAATTGCAATCAGAAATTGGAATTGAATAAATTACTGATGTTGAAGCAATACCAACTCCATAATTTTGACAGAATTCAACATTCTTACTATATCCAAAAGATGTTGTTGCTATTCCAACAGAAGATGGAACAGTTTCTTTAATTGCTTTAATATCAATTGTTAAAAATGGATTAATTGGTTGGAAAGATAATACTACTTCATTTGGATTTGTATCACTAACACTTCCAATAAATTCTCCTAAATGAGCGTTATTTCCTAAGTTAAATGAGTCATAATAGTAAGAATATCCAGTTAAATTAATAGTGTCTCCACTTCTACACACTAAAAGTTCAAATATTTCTGGATAAATAAAATCTCCCAAAAATGAATTTGTTGCAGTGAGATAAAATTCGTACTTTATAGTATTTGACGATGAAGATAATGTGTTATCAACTGGAATTGATGGTTTTGTTGGTTGATTTATAAAAAGATTTGAAATGTCATCTATTGACAAAACTCTATTGTGAGTTGATTTTAAACTATTTCCAAAGGACAATCTTCCAAATTTTAAATATTGTGAATATTCTCCACTTGTATCATCTAAATCTATTTCTTGAGTTAAATCATAATCATGAATTGAATTTACATTGCCATAAGAATTTATTGTTAATAAATTAGATACTCCTTTTTCTAAAGTTGTTATTGAAGATCCTATTCCCAATGATTCTACACTAAGATCACTGAATTTTTTATATCCTGCAATATGTGTAATATCAGATACTGGAGAATTCCAAGTAGAAAATTGTTTTTTGCTTTTTAATGAATATGAGAATTTTTGATAGTAATCATTATCTGATAATTTTTGTATATTTGATGACAAGTATCCTCTATTTTCAAATCCACCCAAAGTTTCAGAAACACTTGAGTCTACGTTAAAATAAAAATTAAATTTATTAATATCTACAACTTTACCTTTTGATTGTGAAGATTTTCCAGTAATAATATCATTGATGGAAATATTTTTTGGATTTTTAGTTTTGATAAGATTTGTTATTGGAGTATTTTTTATATTGTTGATGATTTGAACATTGTCATTGCTTATATATTCTTTGTTCGAGAATTGATTTTGTTCCAATTCTGCATCAATTACAGGAAGGTATGAATATGGAATCACATAAGCATTATATGACTCTGTACTGTCATAAGATCCAGGGTTACTGTAGGTTTGATATTGAATGGTAGCAGCATCCTGAGACCCATAAGCAGGGTCTACTGAAGTTACTAAAAATGGATTATATTTATTTTGACGAGAATTAAATCCATCAGAAACCATTCCTTCTATAAAAATTTGATCTCCAGCAGAAACTGGCATAGGATTAGAAGTAGTAAATCCAGAAGTTGGAGTCTTTACAGTTAATGTGATAGTGTATGGGGAGGACCCTGCAATTAAAGCATTAATAACTTTTAATCCATTTTGATTATTAATAGAGATGATTTTATTATCACTTGACTTCAATCCAAATCCAGGATTTAATAATTGAACCTGATCTACTGAAGAATTTTTTAAAATTGCTATAGATGAAAAATTAGAAATAATTTGATCATCTTTTTCATTGTATAGCTTAATTTGAGGGGCAGTTGTATAATTAGATCCCTGAGATAAAATATTCAAAGATTTTACATAATAATTGTCTATTAATTTAATACATGAAAGATTTGATTTTGGCTTTAAAGTTTTATCAAAAGGACATATTAATGATGTATTATTAACTTTTACTTTTTCAATTTTTCCAATAGAATAGCTATTTGTAAATAAAGATGCGCCAGATCCAAAATTACTATCAACCCTCAAAATTTGAGGTAATTTAGTATAACTAAATCCCTTTGATACCATTTCAATTTTAGATATTGGACCAAAGACATTTTTGGATAATACTGAATATGATAAAATTGAGGGAGAAGTATAGAGCAATCTTTCAGGTACAGTATTTAAGTTTACTGTAAATGAAAGACTTGTAAGAGAAAAGACAGTAGTTTTAAAATTATACAAACTGTCATTAATTATCAATTTATTATGATCTTCTACTGATATATCATTTATTGATCCTGTCAATTTGTAATATAAAGTTTTCGGAGTATGTTCACTAATTGTCAATGTTAACTGCGTAGATGTTTTGGAAACTTCAATACCATTAAATTTGTTTCCAACATATGGATTTAAGAACTTTTCATCTTGATAAAGATTAAAAGTCTTTCCACTCAATGTTGCACTTGATAAATTAAACACCACAACATCATTAGAATAAACATCAATTTTTGGATTAGTTGCAGAATTTATTTTTACTCTATCATCATTAAATGTCACATTAAAAGTTGTAGTTATCCCAGAAGTGACTTTTAAATTAACAATATCATTTACGTGCAACCCATGAGTGGATGCTGTAGATACCACACATGAAATATTCTTTAAATCTCCTTTAACAACTTCTCGGTCTGATTCAAATTTGTGAAGATCTGAAGACCCTGAAGATGTGTAAGTTAATATGTTGTCAATATTAGAAATTTGTGATTTAAATGTAACAATCCCAATTACATCATCAGATATTTTTAAAATGTATAATTCTGCTAAAGAAGACAAATCTCCCTTGTTAGTTATTATGCTATTGGCCCCTGCTGTGTAGACTACTTTATCTCCAGTATTAAATCTATTATTTGGTAAATAAATTCCTCCAAGCTGAACATATTTTGTATATGATACCCCAACTCCTAAAGGATAAATTGTCAAAGTATTTCCTAATCCAACAGAAACCGTTGTTCCAATAGAAATTGATTGAGAAGAATAAAAATAATAAGATTCATTTTTAATAGTATTTGTGGGGATAGAATCTTTTGATAAGAATTGGAATTTATTAGGCAATAATGTAATAGTTTCTGATTTTAAATGAGATATTCCCCCTGAAGGTCTTAAAATATTGAGTAAGTTATTTTTATAGTCTTTTCCAATAACTTTTACAATTTCACTATTCATGATTAACTGTGAATCTATATCAAAATAATCTAATTTATCATTAATTTGAATTGATGTTACTATTCCTGTTGTGCTAACAGAAGAAATTCCAGAAGATAAAGTAGATGAAACATCACTTACCACAATATTTTGAATTCCTTCTATATCTTTGAAAGAAGATGTTGAAATTCCACTTAAAGTTACATAAGATCCATTTTTTAATGAGTGGTATGTTGATGCTATTCCAACTACAATATTTCCACTAGAAATAAAAGTTAAATTGGGAATGATAGTAGTTTGAGTAGTAATAGTAGTTACTCCAACTCCATCAACCTCAGAAACTTTAGATATTGCTCCAAATCCAGTGTTGTTAGCATTATCAAAAATTATAGAATCTCCAACTTCGTAGTTAGTTCCACCATCTAAGATTGTTATTTCATCTATAGATCCAGAAGAAGTTTTTTGTACAATTAAATCATTTTCATTTTGATTTGGGAAAAAGTCAAAATACTCATATCTAAATTGACCATCCTCAATTCTATATGGATTAGTACATTTTACAATGTCTAAATCATTAAAATTTATTTCTTGAGTTTGTTTTAAATCAAAATTTTCATCAACTGGAGTAAAATTATATTCTGGTCCTATTACATAAGGAAACTCTGGTATATTATTAGCATCAAATGTGCAAAAATATGCATATACTCCATTAGGATACTCTGGTGTGACACAATATCTCCCGTTATATTTGTCTAAAGTTCCTATGTTAGAGTTAAAATAGTATTCTTCTACTAAAATTTCAGAAATTCCTGTAGTATTTTGATATGCATAACCACTTCTCATTCTTGAGATTCCACCAGATCCATCAGGATTTGTGTATCCATATGGTCCATAAATGGGACAACCATCATAAGCCCAACCTACAATTGGAGAATGTGTTGTTGGGGAATTGGGAATATTAAAGAAGTTTCTTAATTTTTCATTTAAATGATATACTCCATAACTAGTTCCCAAAAGAGAATAGTTTTCCCCAAAAATTAATCCATCTTCAATAGTATTGAACCCATATTTTTCTGCTCCATTAACAGTCCAAGATTTTATATTTGCTTTCAATTTAGCACCTGTTCCTACAGGAGTTATATCTATTCTTGTATTTGTTGAGGAATAATTTACTCCTCCATTAACTACAATAACGTCAACAATTTGTCCATTATTAATGATTGGATAAAGTTTTGCTCCAAATCCATCGCCAGTGATTACAAATTCAAACGTATTAAAATATCCTGATCCAGAAGATTTTACAATTACTTTTTTTATAACCCCATCAATTACTAATGGTTTAAATGACGCTCCAGATCCTTCTATAATAGTTAATTTTGGATCATCTTCCCAATTAATTATTTCTTGTGATCCAAATTTATCAATAGAATTATTTACATTTGGATTTTGTTGGACAAAAGCACCAATTACTGACCCCTGAACTAATGCAACAAGAGATGCTCCATATCCAACTGTAGTTACTCCAGTTACAGACAATGTTCCTGATATTTTTACCCTAATTGGAGAATATTCTATAAAGTATGTGGTGTAATAATCTACAGATGTAAAGTTTACAATATTTGCTGTAGTTTTTGATGTGGAAAGTCTAAAATTATCATCATCAATTTTATCAATGTAATAATTTGTTGCAGTGCTTAACCCTGTTATAGTGGACCCTTGAAATCCAGTTAATGGTTTAAAACTAAAAACAACCTCTTCTCCAGAAACAAACCCGTGATTCTTTATCGTGATAATGTTATCAAGAACATTGACATTTTCTGCAAGAAAAGATATTTTTTTATACTCAAATTGACCTTCATTTTGAATAATATTAACTTGATCAATGACTTGTTTTTTATCAACTGAAATAAAACTTTGAGACCCTCCACCATAAGTCCTAAGAGAAATTAAATTAGTTCCTTGCAGAGCGTCATTTTTATTAAATGCAATCTTCATTGAAGTTCCTGCTCCAATGTTGACTGCATAATAAATTGAATCATTTATCAGAGATCCATCTGCAACAACTGTTCCAATTCCAATTGGTGTTGACTTGTAATTTTTATAAATTATTGGTTCTCCAGTAACAAATCTATGTGCAGATTTAAATTTAAAAATATCATTAACAGTATCAATTACAGTATCTTTAGTAGTGGCATTAAACTTGACCTCATTAAAGACATTTTTCATCTTAACTTCTGTGACAACAGAAGAATTATTTCCACCTAAAACTGATACTGTAGGAGTTTCTATGTAATCAAATCCAGGATCTTCTACTATTATTTTTACTATGTTTCCTTTTAAATTTGGTATGATATTGCTATTGGTTCCATTTTCAACATCAATTTTAGGTGGGTTTGTTAGATCATATCCAGAACCAGAATTCAATACAGTTACTGATTCTAGTTCTCCATAATAAAATTTATCATATGATTTATAATTCTTTAATTCTATACCATTGACAAAAATACCTAAACTTCCAGGAGTTGTTTTTGTTTTTGTTTCTGCTATTTTTGGAGATTTTGGAAATTTTTTAAATAGTTTTCCTGAACTAAATTCTTTGTTATAATGTGATGTGCGTTGTAACTCAATGCTAGTTATCTTACCAGAAAAAATTCCTTTGGTGTCATATTCAAAAAATGTGATGTAAGATGAAACGCCAACATTTTCTCTAGATTCTGATAACCTAACTTGGAAAGTGTTTATCCTTGTGGCAAAATATGATCTTCCAGTAAAAATTCCAACTTCATTTCTAAATCCAGGTGAAGCTGAATAATCTACTACTGATACTTCATCACCAGTTTTTAAATAACTTTCAACATAACCAAAAGAATCTAAAGCATATGGAATATTTGAGAAAAATGTAGATGTAAAATCAAATGGAACAATTTGATAGTCTGGAAGACCATTTGTGGTCAAATAATAAGAATCATCATCAACATAAGAATCTTGTATGTTTGCACATAGATTTAAATTTGCATAAGAAGATTTTTTCAAAGATCTTCTAACAAGAATTCCTTTCCCTAAAATATTTTGTGGTAATGATCCTGCTGGAATTATAAATTCAAAAGAATTTATAACAGTAACTTGAGAATTGATTAAAATAGGAATATTTCCTGTTTTTAAATAGAGGCTTACAAAATCACCAGTTCTTAGATAATGTGGATATTTGCAAAGAACATTTCCTGTTGATATAGACAATCCTTCTTTTTGATTATTTCTAATCTGTGGAGTTAAACTACTTACTGCTTTACCAACAAAAATACTAGTAGGTAAATTATAAACTAATGAATTTAAAAAATTAGATGATTCAGTAGATCCTAATGATTCAATTTTAATTGGATCTCCTTCTGTCAGGAATAATCCATTAGAATCTTCATATTTGGAAAAAACATTATAAACTCTAAATTTTACAGCAGTTGATAAATCTTTATCATATGCATAAACATAATGATTAGAAAATACTTCTGTAGTCCTTAAAATTTGAGTACTAACTCCAGAACACCCTAAAAATTGATTATTAGTTTTATTAGTGTAAGTAACTGTCAAGGATCCAATTTCTAATGTTCCAGAATTTTCAAATCCTACAGTAGAATCAACAGTAATTGCAGAAGAGCTAGGATCTACAGTTTCTACTACAAATGTTTTTGGAGTAGATACAAAAGTTCCACTAATACTACCTTTTGGATTTAAATTGTTTGAATAACCAGAAAATATTTGTAATTTATAAAAATCTTTTCTATTATTTTTGAACAACTGAACATCATAAATTGATCCAGAAGCTTTGCCAATATTATGCTCAGAAAATTCATCTTGATATAAAGTTTGTCCTTTAATGTTGAATGGATTGCCACTTATGAGTTCACAAACAAAAGTTTCTACAGACTTCCATTTATCATCAGAAGGTGTAAAGCAATAATCATCGGGTTTAATTACTTTTACATTCTCTGCATATAAGACTTTGAACAAAATACTAAAAGCTTCATTTGTTCCTTTAGTTTGATAGAATGATTTAACTTTACTAATAAAGTTTTGGGGATTAATTTGTGGTGCAAATTCACGTTCCTCAAATCCTGGTGTAAATTGATATTTAATTTTTGTAAAAAATTCTTTTAGAAAAAGATTGCTTAAATTATGAACAGTAGAATTTGAAGAATGTTCTGAAGATTCTGTTTGAGAAAATACTAAGAACTCTGGATTATTTTCTTGAGATAAAGATGAAATTCCACTGAATCCACGAATACATCCAATAAATGAAGTTGATGTAATTCCTGTATATGTGATGATTTCATTATCAATTTTTAAGAGACCATACTCTTGAGGCCAACCTGCAGTTGATTCTACATTAATGACATCATCAAAAAAATCTACATCTGAAGATAGTGTAGTTTCTGAAATTAAATTAGTTAAATCAAAACTATCTAAGTCTTTATAAGATATTAGATTCTCTGCAATATCTACATTAGAACCTTGAAATTCTTGAGAAATATAGTATTGTTTAAAAAATTCTACAAAGTTTGGATTCTCTGAAAGAATAAACTCTGGAATTTGATTTTGAACTACATCACTAATTTTAACTACTTTCTTTTCTTGATTCATCTTAATTTCTTATTTTAGTTCCAGACAAATAACTTGATTCAGGTGTAAATCTACTTCCAGAAGCATTTTCACCAGAAGAAACTATATCTTTCTCTAATGAAATATTACTTTCGCCAATGTCCAGTTTTAAATAAACTGATTTTTTGGCAATGATATCATTTGAATATGGTGTTGCTTCAATTTGAATAATGTTATTTGGTTTTAATGTAGAAGATACATTTATATTATCTATATTCAAAATTCCATTGACATAATCAACAGTTCCTATGTTATTTGATTGAACTGTAACTTGACCTGCACTGAGAGAAAATAGGAATAATCTGCCAGTTTTCATATCTGAATTTGGAGAATCTGAAATATAAACTATATCAGGAATCCCCTTCACATAGAATCCTGAAGACCTAATATTGTATCCACCTTCATCTGTATGAAATCTATTTTCAAAGCACACATAATATTTTGTAGCGTCATTTAAAATAGTTCCTACATTCCTTCTAATTTTAACTTTGGTGATGTTTGATGTAATTGAATTATTAGTAGCATCAATAACTCTTAAAGATTTACTGTATTTGAATCTTCCTCCAAATTTATTCAAATCAGTAGAATTAGAATAAGTTGTTAAAGAATTTGTGATTTGTGTTTGTAAATCACTTACGGAACCAATATAATTTGCATTATAGTAAACTGTAGAGTCAAGTTCCACATAAACAACATTGATATCTACAAATTCAGGTTTAATTCCTGCTACTGAATACTTTTTAAGAGAATTTAAAATAGATTCTTTAGTTGCTTCTGATAAGTAATCTGAATTTTTTGGTTTTGCTGCAATAAAAACCTTTCCATATTGTGGAGGATTTAACTCTTCTCCCCCATATGCAGTGACTGATTCAATATTTGGGTAAATTGATGGTAAAATTGCTTCATAATCACCTGCTGTAACTGCTCTATATTGGGATGCATACAATCTTGGAGCATAATATCTTACAGATTCTATAGATTGAATATTATCGCCATTTTGAGAAGGAGTATTAGTGACAACAAAACCTACAGGAGGGGTTACTGAAGCACCAGAATTGTCTGTAAATGATCCAGAGAATGTGAAATTGGATGCACCATTACCTGCTGGACCATTAGTGACAACATAGGAGACGCTAATTTGATCACCATTGCTTAATTTTTTCCCAAAAATGCCATCTCCAAAGAAAAGTTCATAAGTTTCATCAGAAATTTCTTGAATTAAGAAGATTTGTGAGGTAGAATTGATGCCAACAATGTTATCTACTGCAGTATATTGCTCATTAGTTCCACCATTACTGACAGTTACCCTAATTGTAGAGGTATCTACATAAGGATTTGGTATAATAAATTTCTGATTTGGTTGAGAATTGTCTACTGAAAATGTTTTTGTGAGATATGTTCCTTCATAAATGTCAATATTAGAGAAAACTGCTTCATTATTTGACACTCCAACAGTAATATCTTCTGGAATTGAAAAAATGTAACTAGTATTATCTAATGAACCTGTACAAACTATGCCTGAGTTGAGAGTTAATGTCTTAACTGATGAATTAAGACCTGTTACAATAAAAGAAATATTTGCTTTTGATGCTTTTCGTGACTGTGGAACGAACCCTATATTCCTTGCAAGAGAGACTACATTCTCTCTAAGGGTTGCACTGTCAAGGAATGCCTCATTTGCCACCATATTGGTGTTGTAGGCAGTCAGATAACTGTTATAGGCAAGGATATCAATCAGAATAGAAAAGTTAGAACCTTCAAAATCAAAGTCGCTAAAGGTTGAATTTGCCCTTAAGTAATCTTTAATAGAGGCTCTAATCTGATCGAAGTCCAGATTAGTAAAATCTGTAAATGCCATTAGTATCTGGTTGGTTGTAATATGAAGTTAATTGCTTGTGTTGGAACAGCAAGTCCAACAATATCATATGTAATAGTAACATCTAACTCATTATCTTCAGGATATAATGCAACATTTACATCTCTGACCAAAACTCTTGGTTCAAAGTTAGATAAAACGGTTCTAATTTCTTCTTGTAAAGGGTCAACAATACCACTATCTGCAAGTTCAAAGAAGTAAGATTCTACTTTTGACCCTAAAAGTGAGTTAAAGAACCTTTCGCCAACTCTTGTTCTTACTAAATTCACTACAGATCGCTTGATTGCGTCTTCATTTGAGAGTGTTCCAATGTCGTTAGTTACAGGATGCCTTAGAAAAGACAAGCTGATATCTTTAAATCCCCTTGAAATATTCTCTAAAGGCACCTGTAACTACTGACACATTACTTTTATTTATTGTGGTTTCCCATAGGTTGGTTCAGTACCATAACTCCAGTCATCATAATCTTCATCATTACGAATTTTCTCATGCATTTCTGTTTGTTCCTTTAAAAAATGCTTAGTTTTTGGAACATCATCATGCATAATCTCTTGAATGGTTCTTTTTTCAAGTTTAACTTGATAATCAGTAACTAAATTTGTGGTCCCCCACATCTGATACATGTACTCTTTGTCTCTATCTACAGGTAAGTTAGACATTGTGCTCCTAATTCAGTGTGAATTAGAACTTTTTAAGGGGTTGCTATCCCAATAAAAAAGCAGGGAATTTCCCTGCTTTATCTATATCAACCTTGACCTCTGTAACGCTTTTTCCTGCCATTACGTGATGTGGCAGAGAGTTTGGTATTTTGAGAGAGACCTTGGCGCGTTTTTTTTGGTCTACTCTCAATAACGACTTTACCAGACAATGAAGGGCGCTTAGACATAATTAATCCTCTGAATCACGTGTACATTCTACCACAAGGTCCTCTGGTTTGGGAACCCCTGTCTCATAATATTGTTGAGACAGTTCATCCATGACCTCAAACATTTCTTCTTGAGAGAGGTACTGGTACAAAACTCTACCAGCACACAGAATTCTAAATGATTCTTGTTTTTTCATGTCCTACACGAATCTGAGGGTGGCACCAAATTTCAAAACCACACTTCTTGGCTTCCAGGCAGAAGGAAACATCTTCACCACACATATCCTGAACCTCACCAGAGTCAAAGACTTGCATCTGAGGGGCAAACCATGGATACTTCATATCAACATGTTCAAAGACGCCTTTCTTAATCAGAACCCAACCAAAACCTGTGTAATCCACCGTGAATGGTTTTTTTCTGTTGGTAATGGTATCAACCATCTCATGGTTCATGACGCCTCCATTCTTCTTGAAGTCATCCTCTTCCAACCAGTGAGCAACTGAGGTGGTTCTACCATCTTCTGTGGCATACCAACCTGCTGCAATATCCTTGTCCATGGCAAAAATTGCCCAGAATGCATCTGTGTTAAAGACAATATCGCTGTCAATCCAGAGTTGATAGTCATAATTCAGTTTACCCTGCCAAGGTTCTTGGTCTGGTCCTGCCAATACATTTGCACCAAGAACTTTACAACGTGCAAAGTTTACCATTGAACTATAGTCTTGTGAGATTTGAATACTTGCCCCTGCCTGTACCAGATCAAAACACAGTTGTACGAAGTTCTTCAAAAAGATATATGAAACCCCACGTCCTGGAAGACAAAATACAATACTCTTACCTCTAATTCGCTCCAGACATTCTTCCCTATTAAACAAAGGTTGTTCTTCCTCTGTAGATTTTTTTGCTTTTACAGTAAATCCTTTAGCCATAAAATTTTCAATTTAAAATGTTGATACGTATCAATTCAATGATACTGGTTTATTTAGTTCTCGTCAATATCGTCCTCTGACCATTCTTTCATGTGTTCCATTACTTCTTCCAAGGAATATGTCTTGACTTTTCCTGAATCAATGTCTTCTACCATCTGCATCAGATATTCAAGGAACTCTTTGGGGTATACATCATCCTCATTCAAAGACACCCAGAACCACTCTATACACTCCTGTAAGGGGTCTTCTACGGTTCTTGGTAGGGCATAGTCCTCATAGTTGCTTCTCATCAAATCTGACCAGATCCTGAAGGTACTTCTGATGGATTGCCAACCTGTCATCCAGCAGTGTCCAATCCAATATTCATACCAATTAAGTTTTTTTGCCATCTGTAATAATTAAAAACTCTTCTACTTGAAAGTCTGTAGATAATCCTGCATGAATCATCTGAGAAATACCTGTGAGGGTTTTCTGGCATTCGCTCAGGGTGCCCTCACAAAACACCTTATCCCTTGCAATTAACTTATATTCCATTTTTTACCCTGGGAAATTTTTTTCATATAATGGGAACCAATTATATTTACAGTTTCCCACAGACAACTCACAATATAACACAGTTCTTCAAAAAGGTCCAGGGGCATTTTTACCTGGGAAAAATTTTTTTTATGGACTTGATATCGCTTTGTCAATTTGTCACCTCTGTAGGTTAGGGGAGTCTTGTTTTTTCGCATTACCCCCACCAAGGCAACACAAATACCCCCAAATACTGCCAATTCACTATAACACACATCACAACATCTGTCAACCCCTATACACTGAGACCCACACATTCTCACACTGATTAACACTGGTTTTCCACAGGTTTGTTATACTTTTTCCACAAGTTTGTTATACTTTTTCCACAAGTTTTCCACAGATTTCTAATAGTTTTCCACAGGCAAATTCACTGTCTATTTGTATAACTGTAGTGAGGCACTGTGTTCTCACTGTTTTACACTTAAGACCTGTGGAAAACTTTATACATGTGCCAGAAATCTTGGTGTCCTGGGGGTGTTGACATTTGGGAGGATTTGTGATACAATGGGGGCCAAGATCACAACAACCAGACACATTTACCAACACACAGTAGATAACACAAATAATTCACATGTTTTCCACAGAATTAACACAAACTGTGGAAAACTCATTTACATTTATTCTCACATTTTATTGTATGTCGCTATACACATACAATCTCCGTATCTATTACAAATTAAACTCAAACTTATCCTCTAACATGTATGCTAACTCACTGACATACGACCACTCTAACCATGCCACACTTTCCTGCTCTTCAGTCTCACATGCCTCAAGTTGTTTGTATGTCTGAGTCCTGAGAAGTTCAAGTCCTTGGATGATCCTTTGTGCATCCTCTGGACATAACTCTAATTGAAAAACTTTGTTCTGTTTCATACTACTTAAGGACATGAACATAATCAATGGATTTGATACACCAACCTGATGCACATGTGATCTCTTCAATTAGATCATCTTCATCATCTGCTTCCCAATTCGTTCCAATGTATTCATCTCTTAATTCTTGTTGAACTTGCTCATGAATGTGTTCTGGAATACTATCATCATCAGTGGAAAGATCAAACTCAATGTAGGTAATTTGGTACATCATAATTGTCAAAGAATAGTATCAGGATCAACACCTATGGACGACAACATTTCAGGAAGTTCATCATCAAAATAGTTGGAAACTTCATTGAGAAGATCCTCCTCAGACAAACATTCTGCATTGTTGACTATAGTATCATAGACAAATTGTTCCATGGTTTTCATGTCCATGCTTTCCACAAGTTTCTCAGCATAAAGAGAAACAAGATCATCAAATTGGGTAGAGGTTAGAGTCATTTGGATTGTTGGATTTTGTTGATTGCAGTGGTGATAGATGTGGTCAACATGATACAAACATCTTGCTTACACACAGCATAAACAGGTTGCTTAGTATTAATGTCGAAAGTGTATTTAATGGTCATCAAACTTGCTCCTCATTGTAATAATCAATCATCATCTCATTGATCTCATCATGGTTGATCTTTTGGTCATCCCAACGAACACCATCATTGGTGGTCAGTTTATCAACATTGTGCATGTTTCTGATGAACTTTTGGTAAGGAGTTTCATCATCAGAAACATACTCTACACATGCAACAGCAGTGTTATACAGAAACTGGTTGTTTTGCATCCACAGAGCAACATTCCAGGTCTCATAATTTGCCCAACCATTGTAGGTCTCTTGGGGCATTGCAGTGGTTTGATTTTTCATACATGTATGATAGCATGGATTCTGGCAAAAGTCAAGGGGTCGTGTGCCACTTTGTTCAACTGGCACATTGCTATACTTAGCAGTCCTAAAATGCTGCACCCAGAGCGACAAACTTGTGGTCAACTTCATGCTTTGCGATACGCTTACCATCAATCTGATAGGTATAACGCATGTGACCTTTTACGGTTTTAGAACGTTTCACGGTGAGGCAAATCTCACCAGAACGTTGACCACTTCCATCATACTTTGCAAAGTAATGATGGCAAACGCCAGGCAGATTGTAATCAACAACTCCATTGAGTTTGTGATAGTGTTCATCAGCAATCTGCTCAGAAAGTGCAATGCTGGAGTAGAGGTCTTGAAGTTTCATCATACATGTATGATAGCACAAAAACTCTAGAAAGTCAAGGGGTCGTGTGCCACTTTGTTCAACTGGCACATCGTATACCTTACTCTCCTTGGATGATGTTAGCGACAGCATGAAGTGTGGTCCCTGTGTTATACCTTACAGATGGACTGAAGATAAACAACACCAGGAAGATTAGACCTACAAGTTTCATCTTTGATTCAGAAGTTTTTGTGGAAGACATACCCATCATTGAAGGAAAAGTCATAGCGAAGGTTACACTCCCAGGTCTTTGTCCAATCTACAACAATAGGAGTATCATCCAGATTCAGAGGATAGCAATCATTGCAGAATTGCTCTGCAAATTGTTCCTCACTGTCATACTCTCCATAGTAGGCATCAGTGAAATGTGCAATGCACTCAATACCAAACTCATCCACGAATGCGTCTACTGCTTCATAACAATAGTCCTCACCATTCTGGACATACTCTTCATAATACTCTACAAAATTATCATTTCCATTCTCATTGATGAAGACAATTATGTCATCCAGTTCATAATTTTGCTCAACAAGTTCATCAATTTTCTGTTGCACATTTGCAGGATAGGTAACAACAGTGGCAGTCATTTCAGTGGTTTGATTTTTCATACATGTATAATAGCACAGAATCTTGGATTCCGCAAGGGGTCTTGTGCCACTTTGCGAAACTGGCACATGGTATAACTTACTGGGGGCAGAATTGTGCCATCATAGCATCAATTTCTTTCTCGGAGATTGGTGCTTCACAGGGCAAAAGTGCCCAACCAGTGTTATCATCAATGTCAAAGATTTCTCCTTGCATGTCTTCAATTTCTTCCCACATTTGCTCAGTTCTCCTCAGTAACCAGGGTCAGTTGCATAACATCATCCTCCATCCATTTGAGGGTTTGAGTGTTCCATTCTTCTGCAATCATGTCACCTTCAGCATCATACAATTTCATCAACCAGTAATCATAAACCTGACCACTTAGTTCAGAAAGGTTATAAAATGCAATGGAGATTGCGTCAACAAGTTCAGTTTGGTTCATTTCATTTTTCATACATGTATGATAGCACAAAAACGCACAAAAGTCAAGAGGGTTTGTGCCAGTTCTTCAACTGGCACATGCCACACCTTATTTGTTATTTTTCAGGATAAATTGGACATCTTCAAGCACATTTTTGAGTGCAGACCTGCTATAACCAGAGGCATAAGGATAACCTTTCTCAGTATCACCTATTGCCATTTCAGTTTCATAGATTGCCTGCTCACATGTGCGAGCAATTCTATTCAGTTGTTCAATCACAGTTTCAGTCATCAGCAAGCACCTGCCATAGGATTACCAAGTTGGGGAAGATTGCTGTTGTCCTTGACAACAACATAACCAAGAGATTCATACTCTTTCAGTTGAACTTTGTGCTCAACTTTCTTGATGAACTTCTTGGAGATTGTCTCCACACCTTGCCACTCAAGCACCTTAAACACAAATGCTTGAGATACATCACCATAGGGCAATTTCACAGGATAAAATGACACAACCATAGTGCCATCTTTGGATTGAAGAGTTGGGAACTCAGTTGTGGTTTGATTTTTCATACATGTATGATAGCACAGAAACTCTAGAAAGTCAATGGGGTCTGTGCCACTTCATCAACTGGCACATCATTACACTTTTCCGCATGATGTTCATGGTATACGTGATACAAACTGTTGTTCAGGTTGATTAGAATGAACATCAGTGACCTGGCAAACAAGAATTGCCTGGCAAATACATCATCACTGATCTCCATAATCTGCCCAGAAATCATCATTATGTGATGGACGAATACAATCTACACCATGATCACGAATCACAGCAGCATTGTATGGAGAATCATCAACCCAGAATTGAATGTTCCAGAACCTGCAAATGTCCATGAGTTGTTGACCCTTACACTGTGAACCAGTTGCATCATCTTCAGAGTTCTTCATGTAGAGTGCATCAAACTCTGGGAGATGTTGTTGCAACCAGTATGCAGTTCCTTCTGCATAAATGTCAGGACGTGCAGTTGCAATAACTAAATCAAACCCATGAGATTTGCAGTGCTTTGCAACATCAACAACAGCATCAATAGCAGGGAATTGATCACACTCATCAAAACCAGATTGTGAACCATGATGACACAAAGTAGCATCAAGGTCAAACACAACACAATTAGGATTTGAGATGTTGTAGATAACTTTTGAGAATGTTTTGTTTTTTTCCATACCTGTATGATAGCACGTTTTCATGGATTTGTCAAGTGTATTGTGCCACTTTTATTAGTGGCACATGGTATCACTGAATGGACGTCAATTCATTATCAATACAACTGAAGATTTCTTCATAGATGTAATCATAATCACTTTCTAAGTTAGAAAGAACTTGCTCTGCAATTTCACGTATAACAGGATCAGGATTTCCATCACTATCCATAACAAATACATCTTCATTTGTGAAGATAAATGCAGCAACAGGAGCATCTGCACCCTGTTCAGCGATCATACGATCAACAGATTCTTTGAGTTGTTGAAGTGTTCTTACCATAGTTAATTGTTATTTTTAATTGAATTAGTTGTGATCAGTGGAGGAGAGAGAATGAACCACAGAACTTACGAACCCACAGCAAAGTATCATAATGACTGCGAGGATTGCTCATCACCATGCTAACATTCTTCTCAGGATTGTAAGCAACAGCAACATACTTAAAGATGTCATCATAGTTACTAACTTCTTCAATCCACATTTGATTTACTTTTTCTTCCTTCCAATTAACAACATAGTGGAAGATTTCTAAGGTGTTTTGATTTTTCATACATGTATGATAGCACACTTTTCAGGATTTCGCAAGGGGTCGTGTGCCACTTTGCGGAGTGTCACATAGTATAATTGAAATGCCACACATTTGTGGTAAAAGCTACTGACAGGACTTGAACCTGCAACCTGAGACTTACAAAATCCCTGCACTACCAGTTGTGCTACAGCAGCAAAAAGTTCACTCCTTGAGTGTATTTAGAAGGAACCAAATACCAAGACCAATAATAGCAAATACCAGCACATACTTCCATGCTGCAATTAGAATAAATGCAGCAAGTGCAAGTAACACAAACCCACCATCAATTTCACCACTACCAGATGATGAGTTGTTATCATCATCTTCCTCATCTATGCCAACATTATCTACAGTTGCCATGATACATTTGCCACCAGTTTGTGACTCTACAAATGCAACTGCATCACTATGAGTGTATGCTTCTACAAACATAGTTTGTAGATAATTGGAAGGCGTCTTAATTGTGCATTTCCAACGCATCATTTGTTCACATACTCCTGAATGTATTGCTTGAGAGTATCAACATAGTCAGCAGGATTCTTGACAAAAACTTGTGTCTCACCTGAATGACAAGAAATGAGCGTCACAATTTGTTCTACTTTGTGACCAGACATTTCCTCATACATCATAGCATAACCTGTCTCCTGCACAAAATAATCTTGGATAGAACTTTCATGCTTTGGTTTAGAAGAACTCTTGAAGTCAATAATAGACAGTTTGCCATTGTATTCTGCAATGCAATCTACACGACCTGCAATGCCAAGTTGTTCAGAATACAGAGCAGATTCCTGATAGTGAATGTTATCCACATCATCAAGCAAAGGTTGAAATTGACTGAAAAGTTTGAGGGCAACTTCATACTTTTCAGTATCATACTCTACCTGCTCATTGTTAAGATAGTCCTCTACAAGTTTGTGGAACTTAGTGCCATTAGTTGAGGAAAATTGACTAATCTTATTGGCAGTTTCTTCACCAACTTTCTGACGCCATTCTGCAATGACTTGACGTTTTTGATAAGACGTAACTGTGGTCACAGAAGGCAACAGTTTGCCATTGACCACATAACGACGAGAACCATCCACAGTTTCAGTGGGGATGTCTGCAAGTGCAGGAAGATTGAGATGGTTGAACTTAGTTTTGATTTGCATGTTTGTGTTGTTAATAATCAAAGGAACTCAGCAATGTAATAGTCAACAGTAATTTCTAATTCTGCTGCTTTTGCTTCCAGTTCCATAGCATACTCTTCTGCCATTTGTGCATCTGCGTGTTGACAGAATAGATCAAGAGTGGAATCAGTCATAAACTTATCTTTCATACATGTATGATACCATAGATTCACTAAAAAGTCAAGCATGTGTGTGCCAGTTCATCAGGTGTCACATTGTATAACTTTGGTGAACCATTTTTTGTGTATCTTGTTGCATCTGTCTGTCTGCATTGTTACTCACAACAAATGCAATACACAGGCAAATGATACAGAATAATGTTGATTTCATTTAGAGTTTACAATCAAATCAGATAGTTTCATTATTTCATCTTTCATGTCTTGTGTTGTTCCAGTTTTACAAACTTCATCATAAAACACAGTGAGAGCAACACTCAAGATGCTAACTTGTTTTGTATTTAATTCAACAACTTTGTTCATTTGTAGAGATAACCTCCTGCCCAATCAGCACGTTGATACATTTGCTCACAAGACTTTTCATCCATCAGGTTATACCTTACACCTTTAGCAGGAGCACTCCAAGATGCAGATTTGTAGACATCTCCAGTGTTAAGATCGACAAAGGCATGAGCACTACGCTGACCATGTGAAACATGAATAATCTTTGCATACTTTTTACCCTTCACATAGGTGTATTCATCAACACCTTCACCTATGCAAAGTTTATCAATTTGTTCCTTGTGATAGTCAACATTCTCACCTTTAGCGATGTATTCTTTATGGCGAGCAATGCAATAAGATTGAAAGTTGGTGCGCAGAACATCACAGAACTGCTCAATCTTGTCAATTACTTTTTCAGTGGTCAAAGTTGTATTTTTCATCATGAATGTATGATAGCACAGAATACTGGAAAAATCAAGGGGTCTTGTGCCAGTTTGTCAAGTGTCACTTAGTTTTGTATTTTTGCTTCAGATTCTGCAACACTTGTTTGCGTGATTTAATACGCCCCTTGGATACACCTTTGGGGTTCTTTTTCTTGCCTGAATTGTGTATCCAGTTGGGAGTCATTGTTCTCAAATAATGTAAAAAAGAAAGGGGTATTGCTACCCCTATTTATCATCAGAACTCAATGGGTTCTAGGGTAGGTTGAGCACTCACATCTTCAGCAGGTTGAGCACTTTCACCACCAGTGATAGCATCAAGAATGGCAAGGATTTCATTGCCAGTTTGACCACGACGCAGAGCACCAATCATCAGTTCAGTAGACATAACAAAAAAAGGTAAGGTTAACAAAGTGTGTAACTTTAAGGCAAACACATTCCCATCAATCAGACAGTGATTTCTACATCAACTTCTACATCTTCATCAGGAAGATTATAGACAAGTTGATAGTAATCATCATAATCAATACCCAAATAGGTAGCAAAATCTTCTAAATCATCATGCAACTTACAAGTGTCAATCATGGTCCTCAACTGTTGATGTTATACATCATAGCACACAAACCAGCATTTTAGGAGAACACTGTGCCACTTTGCGATCTGGCACTTGTGCCTTGAGTGTAACAAAAGGGTCACCTATAAGTAGAATCACACACAGAAAGATTCCTTTCCACATACTATTAAACATCATACAACTTATTCATGTTGATTTGTTCCTTGTACCACTGTTTATCTGCTTCAGTGTTCCAAGGAAGATTCAACAAAAAACTATAATGATTTACCCACATTTCACAACTATCCTCAAACCATTGTTGCAGTGGTTCTTTGTTAATGTGTTGCAGTTGCATTTTAATTTTGTTCATACATGTATGATAGCACACAATCACTCAAAAATCAAGTGGTTGTGTGCCAGTTCATTAACTGTCCTAACTTACTTCAAGTTCAGCAAGTTTCTTCTTGTTGCGTAGTTCTGTAATGATGATTTGCAGTTCAATTATGTCTTGCCTACAATCTTCTAGGTCTTCACACATAATTTCATACTGATACTCTGACTTACACCTACGAATTTGTTTGGTCAGTTTATCAAACCTTTTCTTTGCATCTTTGAGGTCTTTCTCGTATTCTGAAATTGATTTGTAGTTCATTTGTTGAAAGGAGAATTATAATGACGACGAAAGGCAGTGACAAGAATAATAGCAGTGCTAATGACACCAACCAAACCAAGGAAGGTAACAGCATCACCTGTAAATGAATAAGTGTTAGGCATTTGTTTTTAGATTACTTTGTAATAGTAGCAGAAACTGTGAGAAAAGTCAAGTGATAGTGGACAGTTTCACCACTGTCCACGCTGAATCAGAATCTTGCGAATTTCATTGTAAGCAAACTGTTGAACCTGCTTATCAGTTGCATTATCAAGAACATAATACATTCTATTCAGATAATCATCTTGAGTTGTAACTTTAATAACTTTTGCTTTAGTTACACCAAGACCTGAAATAGGAGAACCTGCTTTAGTTTTTGGTCTGCCAAAGTTTCCAGTTACATTACCTTGAGTACGAAGTTTAGGTTTGATTTTGGAAAGATTAGAAGTTGCAAAGTTCATCTGTGTTTTATTCATACAAGTATGATAGCACATAAAGTGCCTCTGTGCTCTTTTATTGTGCCACTTGTACTTGTGTCCTATTGATGTGCTCTACTGTGCTCTGGAGTTTGTTATACAGAGCATTTAGAGATACTTTACCAGAACTCTCCATGAGTTTCTGTTCTTTTCTGGACAACAGTTGTAGAGCACTTTTTAGTGCATCCAACTCATCAAGATTCAATCTTACAAAATCTTCAGTCATTTTGAAGAACCTCCAGGAGAATTAAAGATAGCATTAGTAAGGAAGATGATAGCAAAGTTCTGCCAGAAGGACAAGGTTACACCAAACCAAGACAGAATCAGTCCAAGTAACCACGCCTCAAAAAGAAGTCCAGCAGTTGCAAGAACAATTACAACAAAGAGAGCAAGAGCAGTAGCAGAAGTTTTCATTTTACAATTCTCCAGTGTGGATCATTTACTTTCTCAATCCAGAAAAAGTATTTCTTATTAAGAGATGCAAGAAATAGTTTAGTATCAGTTTCCTGTTCTACATGACATCCATGAAACTTGTCCATGATGTTAGAAAATCTATTCTTTGCTTTATTTGAAATGGGTTCTACATTTACCATTTTACGTTTCACTTTAGTTTGCATCATACATGAAGTGCAGCAGAGGGGATTTCTACTTGTTTCACCACATCAGGGAAACGATAATCATTAGTATAACATACCCATTCACCATCTTTGGTGAACACATAGGAGTATTGTTCACTATCACTCAAATACTCATTTAGATCAGAATCATAACGAGGGGGGCAATCTTCACCACGTTGAGAATAATATTCAGGACCATACTCTTCATTGAGTTTAGTATCCCAACGAGAAGTAGTCCAAGGAGAACTCATATCACCACCATCAATGAGTTCAGAAACTTTCTCTTTAGTGTTGTAATGAGTGCGAAGAATGCGACCCATCCATTCAGGATAACCATCCCAGTGAGAGTAAGCAGAAAGAATAGAACCATCAGAAAGTTCCAATCCAATACGAGAACGTGTTGCCATGTGTTTTATTGATTACTCTGTAATCATAGCACAGATTCCCCTGTTTGTGGGGAAACCTGTGCCAGTTTGTCAAGTGTCACTATTACACTTCAATCAATTCATCATTGGATTCAACATCAATAATTTGAGGAACAAATCCTTTGAAATTGATAATAGGTTCTTCCATCTCAAACTTATTGAGTCCACACTTTTCTGCAAATGATTGAAAAACAAAACTATAAATTGAATTAAGTTCTTCAATTTCTTCTACAAGTTGTTCACGTTCTTCTTGAGCATTTTCAGATAGAACATTTTGCAAAAATCCTACTGCAATAACTTTTTTACCAGAAGCAATTCCTTTCATTGCAGCAGTAAAAGCGCGTTCAACATAGGTAGACCTGCCATTGTTAATTGCAATAACTTCAGTGTAGTTATCTACATTGAAATAATCAGATGCAAACTTTTCTGCTTGTTTCTTGGAGAAATTAACCATATTATTAGATGCTTTAATATTTTTAAGCACCTTTTTGCAACGATTTTCTACAACAATTTGTGTGAAAGAATGACTGATTTGATTCCACCAAGACATGCACTCATGGAGATGAGGAGTTTTGTCTTGACGTGAAATCCACTTTGCCAAACGAACTTCAAAATCTTCAGGTTTAGCAGGTTTTGAATGTGCATGGTTATTGCAACCAAGACCAATCTCATCTTTAAGGTCTTCAATGTTACAATCACCCTTAAGTTTAACTACAAGATAAATCCATTTATCTTGTCCAATAGACTTAAGTGCACGACCACGAGTAAAACCATCAATGGAAGTTCCATCCTCAAGAATAATAGGAGGACAGGCATCAATTTGGATGCCATTAGCTTCAATGCTCATCTTCAGATTGTCTCTGTTGAGAGCAGAAGTTCCAGTAGCACGTGCTACATTATTTTCTTGACCTTTGCTATTCTTGTATGAGATGCTTTTGCACTCACGAATTTCAAGTCCAACAACTTGTGCTGTATTGAACTTAGGATACTTGAATTCGCTAAACCATTCAAGTTGAGGAACCTCACAGGGAGTTTGAAGTTTTTTGTAAATTGCCATAGTTAAAATAAATCGCAGGATTGCAAATGGTCAGATAATTTCTGCAAAAGCATTTCTCATCTGATGCAAGCATCATAACACAGATTCCTCTGTTTGTGGGGAATACTGTGCCAGTTTGATTTGTGTCACATGGAGAATACCAGAGTCGAACTGGTGACTAATGCTTGCAAAGCACTCATTTTACCACTAAACTAATTCCCC